TTCTTATAAATCTATGACTCCAGGTGAAGAAGTAGAAGAAGCTAAATTTAATGTAACAAAAGAAATGAAAGCCGTTAGAGCAATAGATAAGTTATTAGAACAAGCATACAAAGGTATGAATAAGCTTTATAGCCAAAAAAACACTAGAGCATTAATAGAAGTAAACGATGGTATTGTTGAAGCAAGAAGAGGCTTAGAAAAATACGAAAAAAATCTTAAGGACGGTTCAGTTACCTAATGAAAGACCTAAGTGAAATAAGAAAAGCTTATAAAGCACCAGTCGATGAAAAACTGGATGTTAAAAAAGCTTTGGCTAAGGTAAAGGGTATAACTAAGCAGCAAACTCAGATGTTTATGTCACTACCAACTCCTTTGTTAACAAATATAATCCAACAATTATCTTCACTCACAATGAGCAATGAAGAAAAAGATGGACCTTGTTGGCCTGGATATAAGCAGGTTGGAACTAAAATGAAGAATGGTAAAGAAGTTCCTAACTGTGTTCCGATCGGAGAAGATTTAGACGAAGCTCCATTAGTAATGAGCGACATGGATATGGTAAGATCTATATTAAAAAAAGTCGAAGATGATATAACAAAACTTAGTTTTAAAAAGAAACTAGAACAGGCTTGGCCAAAGATTCAAGTACTAGCTAAAATGGCTGGGTTCAAAGTAACAAAATCTGCACAAGAGAAAGGCAGAATATTTAGATCGGACATTAAAAAATAATGTATAGCTTTAAAGAAAAAGATTTTGGAATGCATGAGGGTAAGACTTATCCTTTAGAAACTCCAATGATCGAAGGTAAACCTGATCTGAATAAACCTCAGAGAGGCGGACCGGACGATCCTAAAAAATTCGTGGTTTATGTAAAAGACCCGAAGACAGGAAACGTTAAAAAGATTAACTTTGGTAATGAAAAAGGGTTTGGTAATACAGCTAAGATTAACGATCCAGAAGCTAGAAAGAACTTTGCATCTCGTCATAATTGCGAAATGAAAAAAGATAAGCTTTCACCTGGATATTGGTCTTGCAATTTACCAAGGTATGCAGCACAATTAGGATTAAAAGGTGGCGGAAATTATTTTTGGTAAACCCTACGAAGACGTAGGAGATATAAGGGAGTTTGATGTTTCAAAGGATGATGCCGAGTATGTATGGCATAAAGATCCAGAGAACAGAGAATGTGAAATTCTTGAGGGTGATGGATGGCAATTTCAATATGAAGGAGCATTACCTTGGTCTATTCACCCAGGTATGATATTTGAAATAAGGGGAAAAAGACATATGCATCGATTAATAAAAGGTTGTAGTAACCTAAAAATTAGGATAAAAAGACATGAGTAGAGAAACTCAAGCGACCAAACTTTCGCGTATAGAAGTAGATTCTACCGCAAGATTTGACCGTATAGAAAACAAAATAGACAAACTGTCTGACGCAATCATTGCGCTTGCGAGGGCAGAAGAAAAGATTTTAACTCTTACATCTTTCAGTAAACAATCATCTGAACAGATTCAAAGAGTTATAAATAGAGTTGATAGTATAGAAGAGATGGTTACAGCCAATTCTTCAACTATCAATATTATTAACAAGATATTCTGGATTATCATGGCTAGTGCTACTACCTTGGTTACTGGGATGCTTTTATTGCAATAGAGGAAAATATAAATGAATAATTTATGGAACGATGATCTAACTCAAAGCATTGCTAGCACAGTAAGTGATGTACTAGAAGGTAAGATTAAGGTCGAAGAGATGAATCCAAAGGATCATGTCAAACAAAATAAAGATGGCGGATACGATGTATTCGACGGAAAAGGTAACGTAGCTAAAACTTTCGGTAAGAAAGATGAAGCAGAAGGTTATGCTGTTAAAAATCATGATGCTTTAATGGCAGCAGGCAAAGCAGAAACAACTGATAAAGAAGTTGAAGAAGTTGCTGAACCAGAAGCTAAAGGTGAGAAGGAATTCAAAGCTAAACATAAGATTAAAAAGTCTGGCGACAAAGAAGACGGGACTAACATGAAAGAAGAGATTACTATCTCTATCGATTACATGCATAAGATCGACGAAAAACTTAAGCCAGGTAAAGGTAAAGAAACAATCGATGTAGATTACATTGGTGATAAAAGTCTTACCAAAAAACTAGAAAGTAAGTTTAAAGTTAAAATTAAACAAACTGGATCAACCACTGCTGATGTCATGGGCGAAAAGAAAAACATCTTATCTTTTATGAAATCAGATTCTTATATGATGGACGATAGAGATATCGAAGAATTATTCCCAGAATTACTAGAAGTAGTATCTCCAGAAATGGCAGATGAACTTCCAGCAGCAGGTAAAGAAACTGGATATATGGATGAGGAAGAGAAAGATATGTCTCCGGCTCAGAAAAAATATCAAGCATTCTTTAAGAAAGCTCTTAAGAAATTCGGCGCAGAATCTCCAGCAGATCTTGATGACGATAAGAAAAAAGAATTCTTTAACTACATAGACAAAAACTATAAAGGCGAAAACGAGAGCGACTAATGAAAACATTTACAGAAATAAGAAATATAACTGAAAGCATGCGTCTACCTAAGGCTCCTTTTAAAGGAATGCATTTAACTGGGTTTTCTGGAATGTTTAAATTAAACCAACAGTCAAGTCATGAAGATAATTACTCCCCTGGAGTTCTTAAAGATGTTAAAACTGGTTTAAAAATAGTAGAAAAACATCTTAAGAAACAAGGAATGAGATTCAAAGAAGAAGAAGTTCTAGTTGGACCTAAAAACCATGCAAAAGAACATGGCTTTAAGGTTGGAGATTTTGATTCCGAGTTTGCAATAGATATCTTTCCAGGATTTCCAGGTAAGAACCCAGATCTACCAAAAGGTAAATCTGCAGATGATGTTAACTTAGATGATATGGTCAAAGATCTAGGTAAATTAAAATCATTCGGTAACTTTAAAAATGATTTCTCAGATAATTGGGGTGGTAAATAAGACCAAATAAGCTATTATAGATAGTTACATGATGAAAATATTTGAAGAGCTAAATGCTAAGAACTTTAAACTGTTCGCAGCCAAACATTATAATAATCCTGAATGTACAGATCCTTCAGAATTTGATGAAGATCTGTCTAGGTTTAAATACCTTAAGAGATTATTACGACGGTATGAAGAAGCAGAAGATCTCCAAGAGAGATTAATCCTGAATCATATTATTGTATTATACAATGTTTTTGGAATTAAGGCTGCGAACCGCATGATGTGGTTTAAAATACAGCCAGAATACTGGCACTATATTAAACCTTTCTTAGTATTTTTAAACTATCTACCAGAAAATGAAAAGGTAGAAGTATCGTTGGATCCATTAATTATAGAGAGGTTAAGAGCAATATAATGGGAATAATGTCGAGAGCAGCAGATTTAGGATATGCCTTTAGGTTTCTAAAGCTTCTTGTCACGCCGTGGGAAAAGCTCGAAGCATTTAAACTAGGTATTGTTGATAAGCGTGGTAGGAATATAAAGAAAGCCAAAGAGCTAGAAACAAACGAAGAGAAATCTGCCTATACTATCTTTCATAGATTAGTATTTAATATTAAAAGATTACTTCAAATGGTACCAGGCGGTAAAAGTAAATTCGGTTCATTTGCAGCAGCTTTATTTTTAATTAAGGAACATACAGGTATGTCCGAAAAGAAAATAAAAGAAATGCTAGAGAAAGCCTTAGATAGTGAATTCGAAAATGATATAACCGAAAGTACTTGGTTTATTAAAGAAGGATATTTAAATCCTGGTACGTATGTACTAACAAAAGACATGGTATCACCTTCAACCGGTGAGCCAATTGCAAAAACAAATTCAAAAGTAATAGTGAATGACTTTACAGCTCCATCAGATTCTGTTTGGGGAGTAAACATTTACGAAGTTAAACACATATCAACGAATCAAAAGTTATATATAACTAATGAGGACATAAAAAGATGAGAAGAACATTTAGTCAGTATTGCCAACAATGGGAAGATGCAGCAGCCAATTCAGTAAGTGGCGGTGGTGTTTCTATGCCAGCCGATGCAATGCCGAAAGATAAACACAAGAAGCATAAAAAAGCTAATTCATATGATGGTCGTACAAAAGAAGGTCGTAGATTCGTAGAAAGAATTATGGCAAAACGAGCAGCAAGAGAATCAGCTAAGAACAAGGTATAAAATGAAAAAAGTTTTGTTATGGGTCAAAAAAGTTTTATTATGGATTGGATCCTTTCTAGCCAGAGTCTGGCGTTTCACACTTTCTCTATTCGAGAATCATCAACACCTACATGTAACCCACACTAAATATAATAGTGAAGGCGAAGTGGTTGATGTATTAATTAAATCGTTTGAAGTCCGTAAGTTTTACAAAAAGACTAGCAAACACATGAAATTTAAAACAATGGATGGTACATACGTGGAACTAAATGCAGCTACACCTATGGATTACATGACAGAAACAATGTTGAAATCGGAGATATAATATGCAACAATTTTTCATAGCAATAATATTAGTACTAGGTTTAGGATGTTGGTGGCTATACAGCGAAAACCAAACTCTTACCTTTAATAATATGCAATTAGAAGTAGCTATCACTCAACAAGAGGAAGCTATGGATGCGATGAGAGAATCGTATGAGAAACAAGGTGAAAGCCTAAATCAAATGATGAATAAAAATGCTCAAATAGAAGCTGAAAAGAATAGATACATGGATGTTTTTAAACGACATAATCTAAACCAATTAGCAATAGCAAAACCAGGTTTATTAGAAACCAAAGTGAATAGAGGTACAAAAAATGTTTTTGACACAATCGAAAATGACAGCCGCGAACTGGACTCGCTTGACGATCCTTCCGGCGATATTAATCCTAACAACTAGTTGTTCAACGTTCGGAGTTAAACCTATACAGGTTAGTTCCAAGCCGATAGAGATTAATATAATTCAACCAGCAATGCCGCGTGGTATTGATTTGAATGATATAAAATGGAACGTGGTGTCAACTGCACCAATAGCTAACTTATGTATTAAGAATAGCGATACAGATCCAGACAAACCAGGAGCTCGAGAGAAAGAAGATCATCCTGATGGGTTACTAAAAGAAAATGGTAAACCTGTACGAGTTTGTAAGAATGGAAAAGAAAATCCAGAATGGCCTGAAGATTATTCTTATTTAGATCAATTCTTAGAGAACAATAAGAAATTAAATAATGGTGACATAGTCTTTATGGCTATATCAATTGGCGATTATGAAGTTATGAGCGGCAATATGCAAGAGCTTCGTAGGTATATTAGAGAAGTTCAAGAAGTGGTAGTATACTATCGTAATGTAACAATTAAAACTCCTAAGGGAGATCAAGCGGGCGTTGGAGTCCAAGCAAAGGTAAAACAATGACAACAAGAATGAAAGACAGTAAGAGCCAAATGGAAAGAGCTTTAGTAGCTGCTAAGTTATCTGCAGCAGCATATAAGACAGAAGCACAAGCTAAAGTAATCTGTAAGAAAATGGGATTTCCATGGTGTAAACTTATATCGAACGATGGTGCAGAAGTACTAGTAGTTAAAGATAGAAATGATCTATGGTTTGCCTTTAGAGGTACTGAACCATCTAAGTTAAACGATGTAATGGCAGATCTAAAAGTTGTTAAGAATTCAGCTATAGCAGGCGGCAAAGTTCACGGTGGTTTCCAACAAGAAGTTAATGATTTATGGATGGATATCCTAGCAGAATTAGAACATAACGACCAATTAAAGGTTAGAAAAGATGTTTATATTACAGGACATTCACTAGGTGCAGCAATGGCAACAATCGCTGCTACTAGATATCAACCAGAAGAACTATTTACGTTTGGATCACCAAGAGTTGGTGGACATAAATTCATTCGAAATATCAAATGCCCACATTTAAGATTTATGAATAATAATGACATTGTATGTAGAATTCCACCAGCATGGTTAGGATTCGTACATCACGGTGAAATGATTTACTTTAATGCAGATGGAGTTAAACAAGATAAACCTACATGGAAAGATCTATGGACAGGTATGCTTAACTCTTGGAAGAGATGGAAATTCTTTGATGGTATAGTAGATCACGGAATGCCAAACTATGTAAAAGCAATTACAAAACTTTCAAAGGTTAAGTAATTGTGTACTTTCTTTTAATCTTATCACTTAAGTCTATTTTAAGTTCAGTTATCGGAAGCTCTTTCTATAACTGGTTTAAGGATTCAAATGTCGGTATATGGTTTCAATTAAAAGTAGATCGCTTTATGGATCACTTTGCTGAAAAACATGACCTTGAACTTGCTCGAACAGAGTCCAAGTTTAGAAAAGACTATCCGCTAATAGCAGAAAGATTAGATTACTTAGAAAGCATCGCACATCCAAAGTGTGGTTTAGACGGATTTGATGACTATCAACCATTGATAGATAGAATTGAAGCTCTAGAAAAAAGAAGAAAAAAACAAAAATAAAGAGTATACTTTCCGGTGAAAGTATGGTATAATATAGTCTTATGAACGGAATAAATGTAATGCAAATCAATGTCACCAAGCGTGATGGAACACCTCAACAATTTGATCTAGAGAAAGTACATAAAGTACTTCTATGGGCAGTGGAAGGAATTACTGGCGTGTCAATGTCAGAAATCGAGCTCAAGGCCAATATACAACTCTATGATAAAATCCCAGCCTATGATATACACGAACTATTAATTAAGAGTGCTGCTGAATTAATCTCAGAACATACACCTAATTATCAAATAGTAGCTGCAAGGCTAATCTCTTATAAGCTTCGAAAAGAAGTTTACGGCGATTATATACCCTGGGATCTTAAAAAAGTAATCGATAAAAATATAGGGCTAGGAGTTTACGATCCTGCTATATTAGATTACTATACAGAAAATGAACTAAAAGAATTAAATGGTTATATTAAACACGATCGTGATGATAACTTTACCTTTGCTGGCATGGAACAATTTAGAGGTAAGTATTTAGTTCAAGACAGATCTACAAAGGCTGTTTATGAAACTCCACAGATCCTTTATATGATGATCGCAGCAACCCTATTTCACAAATACGATGAAGGGAGATTAAAATATGTTAAAGATTATTATGATGCTATATCCCAGTTCTATATCAGTCTACCGACTCCGATTATGGCAGGGGTTCGTACTCCGACTCGACAATTTTCGTCGTGTGTACTTATTGAATCAGGCGATTCATTAGATAGTATTAATGCAACGAGCACTTCTATAGTTAAATATATCTCTAAGAAAGCAGGCATAGGCATCGGTACGGGCTCCGTACGAGCCGCTGGTGCGCGTGTAGGCGATGGTTCAATAGTTCATACGGGTTTAGTTCCCTTCCTTAAATACTTTCAGTCTGCTGTTAAATCATGCTCACAGGGTGGCGTACGCGGGGGCGCAGCGACCGTATACTTACCTATTTGGCATTATGAATACGAAGATTTAATTGTATTAAAAAATAACAAAGGTACAGAAGAGAATAGAGTTAGACATATGGATTACTCTTTCCAACTAAATAAACTAATGTACGAGAGATTAATCTCTGGTGGTAACATAACATTATTTGATCCAAAAGATGTACCAGGACTATACGATGCATTCTATGCAGATCAAGACAAGTTTAAAGAATTATATGAAAAGTATGAACGTGCTTATAGTATTAGAAAGAAAGTATTACCAGCATTAGAAGTATTCCAATCTTTATTACAAGAAAGAAAAGATACTGGTAGGATATATGTAATGAATGTAGATCATGCAAATGAGCATGGTTCTTTTATACCAGAGTTAGCTCCTATCAGAATGAGTAATCTTTGTTGTGAAATCGACCTACCAACTAAACCCTTAGAGTCATACGATGATCCAAATGGAGAAATATCCTTATGCACTCTTAGCGCTATAAACTGGGGATTGATTAATCACCCGCATGAATTTAAAAAGTATTGTAATTTAGCCGTAAGAGGTTTAGATGAACTTTTAGATTATCAAGACTATCCAATTATAGCTGCTGAACTATCTACTATGGCTCGAAGACCATTAGGTATAGGTATTATAAATCTTGCTTACTTCCTAGCGAAGAGAGGATTAAAATACGATGAGAGTGCATTTGAGATAGTAGATGAATATGCAGAAGCATGGTCTTACTATTTAATTAAAGCTTCTAATAAGCTAGCTAAGAAAAAAGGCAAAATAAGTAAAAATAATGAGACAAAATACGCGTCTGGAGTGTTGCCAATCGATACATATAAGAGTGCGATAGATAATTTAGTAGAACGCAAAGAAAGATTACCGTGGGAAGAGCTTAGAACTAACCTCAAAAAATATGGTATTCGTAACTCGACGTTAATGGCATTAATGCCAGCAGAAACATCAGCACAAATTTCTAATAGTACAAATGGTATAGAACCACCACGTGCATTAGTTAGTTACAAACAGAGTAAAGATGGTATCATGGCTCAGGTTGTGCCAGGAATTGCTCATCTTAAAAATAAGTATGACCTATTGTGGGATCAAAAATCTCCAGAAGGTTACTTAAAAATCTGTGCTATATTACAGAAATATATTGATCAAGGTATATCTGTTAATACATCTTATAATCCTGAACACTACGAGGATAATAAGATACCAATGTCAATAATGATTAATGATTTAGTGACAGCTTACAAGTATGGTTTAAAACAACTATACTATTTTAACACACATGATGGATCCGGAGAGATGAAAGAAGATCTTCCCGACCTCGAAACAGTCATTGAAGATGACGAGGACTGCGAAAGCTGTAAAATATGATACTACAGAAAAATAAAAAATCACATTTAGAAAAGAATATGTTTCTTGACGAATCGGTCGACATACAAAGGTTTGATATTTTAAAATATCCTGCCCTAGATAAGATCACTGAAAAACAATTAGGATTCTTTTGGAGACCAGAAGAGGTTGATGTATCAAAAGACAAAAAAGATTTTAATAATCTAACAGAACACGAACAACATATATTTACATCTAATCTTAAAAGGCAAATACTACTAGATAGTGTTCAAGGAAGAGCACCAAACCTAGCGTTTTTACCTATAGCATCTTTACCTGAAGTAGAGAACTGGATTGAGACATGGTCATTCTTTGAAACAATTCATAGCAGATCTTATACGCACATTATAAGAAACGTATACCCTGATCCGTCCACCGTATTTGACGGTATGCTTAATGTAAAAGAAATATTAGAATGTGGAAATGACATAGCTAAATATTATGACGATCTAATGCATAATAATGCAGGCCCAACCAATAGGAAAGACCACATGAAATCTTTATGGATGTGTATGCTTTCGGCTAATGCATTAGAAGGTATACGTTTTTATGTATCCTTCGCGTGCTCGTGGGCGTTCGCGGAACTTAAAAAGATGGAAGGCAATGCTAAAATTATTAAGTTTATCGCAAGAGATGAGAATGTACATTTAGCAGCGACCAGTACTATGTTAAAGAATATGGTAAAAGAAGATCCAGCCTTTGCAAAAATTCAAAAAGAAATGGAACCAGATGCAGTTAAATTATTTACAAGAGTAATTGAACAAGAGAAAGAATGGGCTAAGTACTTATTTAAAGATGGTTCAATGATTGGATTAAACGAAGCTATCCTTTGTGAATACATTGAATGGATCGGATGTAAAAGAATGAGAGCTATAGGTATACCTTGTCCTTATACAGTAGGTAAGTTAAATCCACTTCCGTGGACTGAGAAATGGATCGGTGGTGGTAACGTACAAGTTGCTCCACAAGAGACTGAAATTACCTCTTATATAGTAGGTGGGGTTAAGCAAGATGCTGATCAAAAAGAGCTCTCGAAATTAAGTTTATAATAAAAAAAGGAAATAAAAATGATTGAAGCATTAAGTTATTCGTTAAATACTTTCTACTTTCTAATGAGTGGCATGCTAGTAATGTGGATGGCCGCTGGCTTTACTATGCTAGAAGCAGGTTCGGTTAGATCTAAGAATGTAAATGAAATATTAATTAAAAATATAGCGCTCTTTAGTGTAGCATCTATAACTTATCTAATAGGTGGTTATTGGTTAATGTATGGTTGGAATCCACCAGAGGGTCATGCTTTAATGGCAGACTTTTTCTTTCAGGTGGTATTTGTTGCAACGGCAATGTCCGTGGTGTCAGGTGCAGTAGCAGAAAGAAAGAAACTATGGTCATTCCTAGGATTTGCAGCAATCTTCACAGGAATTATATATCCAATACAAGGATCTTGGAGTTGGGGTGGAGGATGGTTAAGTGAATTAGGCTTTGTCGATTTCGCTGGATCAGGTATCGTTCATATGGCAGGTGCAGCAGCTGCATTAGCAGCTGTAATATTAATTGGACCAAGAACCGGTAAATACAAAAAAGATGGAACACCTAAACCTATTCACGGTTCGAACTCAGCGCAAGTCACCCTAGGAACACTTATCCTTTGGATGGGCTGGTTTGGCTTTAACGGCGGTTCACAACTAGCAATAACAGGATTTGAAAATGCTGATGCAGTAGCCAAGATATTCGTTAATACGAATACAGCAGCTGCAGCAGGCTTATTAAGTGCAATGATATTATCCAAACTATGGTTAGGAAGAACAGCTCT